GCGTCGGACGCCTACACGAACGCGAGCAATCGCAACTTCCCGCTCGCCGGCAGCGACAGCAGCTCTCACGCGGTGAGCCTGAAGGCGCCCGGCAATCGCGACTGCTTCACGAGCGAGGTCTACTCGTTCCCGCCGGGATACTGGGGAGTCGCTGGAGCGGCGGCCGCGATCGGCCGCAACCCCGCCGGCGAATATCCAGTGATGCCGGTGATGCTCGGCTTCTATGACAACTCCGGCTCAAACGAGCGCGGCGTCATCGGCACGATGGACGGAGTCTACGGCACCGACAATCGAGGCAATGCGTCGGAGAACGTGATCACGATCGGCGCCGACTCCTACATCTGCTTCGAGGATGTAAACCGCGGCGAGTCCGGCCACTTCATGGCGCTGCGCATGGCCTGAGCGGCGCGTCGCGCCGCAATCTCAGATCTCAAATTTCAAATCTCAGATTGAGCGAAGCTCATGCCTTACCAAGAGCACACGACAGTCAACTCGCACAAGCACGTCATCGACCTGGTCGAGGCGTTTCTCACTGCGCAGGGGTGGACGATCGACAGCTCGGTCAATTCGACCGAGCGCGAGCTGTACGTCTCGAAGGCCAACGGTGGCGAGACCTTCTACTTCTCGATCAAAAGCACGGGGGCCAACTCCCTCGTGCTGCGCGCCAATCTCGCGTATCCGGAAAGCGGCTCGTCGTCGCTTACCTACATGAACCTCAAGAGCACCTCGATGGTGAGGTGTTGGCTTTTCGCGGGCGATCTCTACTGCTACGTGATCGTCGAGGTCGCGGCCGGCTATATGCAGATGGGGCTCTTCGGCCGGCTCGTGCCGTACCGCGCCTTCTCGACCACGAACAAGGAAGGCGCCTTCTGCTTCGGCAATAACAACCAGGCTTGGAGCTCGCTCGATAGCAGCTCGGCCGCGGAGCAGTATTTTTCCCTGCACCGCACCGGTAACAGTACGGGCACGCGCGTGCGCCACGTCCCGGTGGCCGGCGCGGAGTGGGGCAACGAAGACGCACCCATTCACGGCTACGGCTCGAGCAACTACGCCTACCGCGAGAGCTGGCTGCTTTCCTACCTCCACAACGCCAACGGCGAGCGGCCCATGCTCCCGATCCGGATCTCGATGCCGAACAACCCAGTCGTCACGGCCGGCTTCCAGAACAGCTACCCGCTCGGCTACCTGCCCGACATGCGCGTGATGAACTTCAAGAACGTGGTCGACGCGAGCGAGCAGACGATCGGCGCCGACGTGTGGAAGCGCTTCCCCGTGCCGCACCAGAACGTCGCCGTCACGCCCATGTATTATGGGGGCACCGAGATGGGCTACGCCTTCAAGAAGTGATCGATGCCTGCGGGATACTTCATCGCGCTCGACGCGCTCGCCGGCCTCGACGGTCGCAACCAGGCTGACCCGCCGCTGAGCCCGCCTCTGGCCAGTGCGCCCGCGCTGCCGGTGACCTACGGCACCTTCAGCGCGCTGCAGCCCGCGCGATCGCCGGCAACCAACGACGGCTACCCGATCCGCGACTGGCAGCCCGACTACCTCGACAGGATCATCATCACGATCAGCAACGCCAACTTCGGCACCGTGGCGGGTGTCGTCGAGCGCACGCTCACGATCTGGAACCGCTACACTGGAGGAAAGAGCGTGACGGCCCAAGGAGCCGTCGGCGCGAGTGGCATCTCGATCATCGGATGGCCAGCACTGCCATTCACGATCGCCGCGACTGAGGAGCGCACATGGCCGCTGCAGGCGACGCCGGAAGGCGAGCCCGTCATCGCCGGATACCTCACCTTCACGATCGGCGGCGAGGAGTTGGAGACGGCTGATCTCGCCGGCATCCGGGCGATCATCTTCCCGCACTCCCCGAACTGGTCGCAACCCGTGGAGGTGGATCGCGGATACGCCGACACCATCGGCGACACCATCTCACTCGCGGAAGAGCGCGAGAGCCACGGCGACGTGCCACTGCTCGATGCGCGGTTCACCGTGCTCGCGATCGATCGCGACGAGGCCTCGAGCCTCGCACGCACCCTCGAGCGCACGCGCGCGCTGCCGGTCGGCCTGCCGATCTGGACGGAGGCCGTGAGCCTAACCTCCGCCGCGAGCGTGAATGACACGACCCTCGCCGTGACAAGCACGCTGAAGCGGAAGTTCACGACGGTGCGGCCGTTCGTTCTGCTGTGGCAGGACTGGCGCACGTGGGCGATCGTCGAGGTGACGGCGATCGCGGCCAATCAACTCACGCTCACCGCCGGCCTGCTCGCCGGCTGGCCCGCGGGCACTCGGGTGGTGCCTGTGCGCTTCGGCAACCTCGCGTTCGGCGGTGACCAGGCACTGCCCACGGATCGGATGAGGCAGTTCGCAGTCGATTTCGCGGAGAAGCCACTGGGATGACCTACCTCACGCGCCCTGTCTTCGACTTCACTCCGCACTGGGTCGCGCCGGCTGTGGCGCTCACCTACGACGTGACCTTTGACCAGGTCGCACCGGGTGGCATCGCCCTGCCGTGGGTCGAAGCCGACCAGCCGCAAGCGATGCTGCGCATGCGCTACCAGCTCACGCGCGACGAGCTGAAGGCGCTCGAGGACTTTCAGGACAGCGTGCGCGGCCGCATGCAGGGCTTTTGGCTGCCGAGCTGGGCACTGGACTACCCGCTCACTGAGGGCGCGGGCAGCACAGCCACGACGCTGCGCATCGACCCGGTCGGCCTGCCGGATCTTTTCGCGGAGTGGGGCGAACAGTTCGCGCACCTCTGCATCTTCCAGTCCGACTACCCGGCGAGCCTTCTGCTCAAGAAGATCTCGGGTGTGTCATCCGGTAGCGACTACGACACGATCACGCTCACCGCCACGCTCGGCCAGACCGTCGACGCCGCCGCGCGCGTCTCGCGGCTCTACTACGTGCGCTTCGCGGATCCGAAGCTGCAGTGCCGGTATATCACGCCGGAACTGATCGAGGTGGAGATCCGTTTCCTCGAGCTGCCGCGCGAGTACGCGGCGGCCGAACTGGGCACGCGCCCCGTGTGGCTGTATCGCGTCACCCGTGGATCCACCGAGTGGACGTGGGCGGGCTACCCGGTCGCGATCTCGGCCGCGAGCCGCACGTGGACGCCGGCCGCGATCGCCCACGGCGAGCTGACCTTCGACAAGGACTTCATCCAGGGCGACCTCACGCTCACGCTCGCCACGAGCGCGGCGAATCATCCATTCCGCAGCTACCTCGCCAGCCCGGCGATCGAGCCCACGCGCGTGCAGATCTTCGCCACGGAGGCGCCGACCTTCGCGGTCGACCTCGGTGCGCCGTTCTTCGAGGCCGATGTGGGGGCGCCGAAGTATCGGCCGAATGGCGTCGTCGAGCTGAAGCTCACGACCGCGCTCGTCTGCGGCGAGTGGCCGATGCCTCGGCACAATCTGCAGCGCATGTGCAACCATCTCGTCTACGAACCGAGCACGTGCCGGCTCGCGGCCGGCCCGCTCACCGTCACGGCAGCGATCACGGCCCTCGGCAGCAAGTACATCGAGGCGCCGGAGTTTGGCGCGGAAGCGACGGCCCGCGGCAACGCCAACTGGTTCGCGCTGGGCGATGTCACCATCGGCAGCGAGGTGCGCATGGTCACGAGCCAGAGTGGCAACCGCCTTAATCTGAACGCAGCGTTTGTCTCCGCCCAGGTCGGCGATACGGCCGTGGTGCGGTGGGGCTGCGACCTGCTTTATGACACCTGCAAAGCGCGCGGAAACGTCGCGAATTTCGGCGGGTACGAAACGATGCCTACGACAGACCCGAAGATCGCGGCCGTGAAACAAGCGGGCGGAGGCGGAAAGAAAGGCGGAGGCGGGAAGAAATGAGTGCGCCCGTGTTCGTAGATACTGGCCTCGTGGCGCGTCTCGGCGAGGAACTGCACTCTTGGGCGGGCACACCGTTCTTCCCACGTATGGCAGAGCGCGGCGTGGGAGTCGATTGCGTGCGGTTCGCCCTCGCCGTGCTGCATGGACTGGGCGTCGTGGGGCCTGTAGACTGGCCGCGTTATGCCATCCGCGGCGGCGGCGAGGAGCTGTGCACGCTCATCGAGCAGCGCCTTGCGGACATCTCGCTGCAGCGTGTTTGGCGCCGTGGCGATGCCGAGGTGGTAGCGATGCCGGGCGATCTGATATTCGCAGATCATCCGATCCACTTCGCGCTTCGCGGGCCGAACCTCGACGTCTGGCAATGCTGGCATCGCAGTGGCGTCACGACGGCGGCACTTTCCTCCGAGGCGGCGTCGCGTGTTCGCTCTATCTGGAGGGCTTTTGCATGATCGTCTCTGGTGATCGCTCGTTGCTCAATCGCCGCCGCGAGGCCACTGTAGCCTCTGACCGCAAGACAGTGCTGGGCGGCCTGCCCGAGGAGCGCTTCTTTACCAGTGCCGAGAAGGCTCGGCCGCTGCCGCTGGCCTATGGCCAGTTTCAGGTGGGCTCGGTCGCAATCACGCCGATCTGGGATCAGCGCGCCGTCAAGCAAGGTGGCGGAAAGGGCGAAAAGAAGGGCGGAGGCGACTCGGCTGTCTATAAGTACTCGGGCTCATTCGCGGTCGCCTTTTGTCACGGTGCACTGGACGAGCTGACCGAGCTGCGCACCGCGGACGCGACGATCTGGAAGGGGCCTCTGACCAGAAACACAGGCAACGCCAATGGTATCGAGATCGAGACGACGCTCGGCCCAGCTCTACTATTTTGGGGCACTGACTCGCAGACTGATACGCTGCCCGGCGGCCTCGACCCCACCTCGCTCGCGTGGAAGCGCTGGGCGTTTCTGTGGCTGATGACGTGGTTCTTCAATCTGGGCACGCCTCCTGTGCCTCCGTCCGAAGGAATCGCCGGTGAGCAGGCCGCGATGCGCGGCACCTGTTACATCGTGTTTCTTCTGGCCGACTTCGGCTACTCGCCCGCGCCACCTCAGATCACTCTTATAGGGAAGCGTCGCCTCAGTCTGCTCTCGATCTCCACGCACTCGCTTTCGGGCGATGCCGTTCTGCCCGAGGTGCTCTACGACATCTTCACCAATGCGCGCTACGGGGCGAAGCTCGCGGCCGACAAGATCAATAAAGCGTCGTTCGAGGCGGCGGCCGAGGTGATCATCGCCGAAGATCTTGGCGCGTCCCCTGTCATCACCGAAGCAAACAATCTGCGCGATGCTGTGAGCCGCCTGCTCACCTATATGCGCGGTGTCTGTTACTACGACGGGGGCAAGCTCGTGCTCAAACTCCTGCGCGACGATCCCGCTGAGGTGGCGATCGAGATCGGTCCCGATGACCTGCTCGATCCGCCTGAGCCGGAGCCTGGGGACTGGTCCGCCACATGGGCGCAGACTCGTGTGACCTTCACCAATACAACAAACGACTGGGAGCGCGATGCCATCGCCTACACCGATCCGGCCAATGCCAAGGTGCGGGGCCATATCGTTCCCCAGGACATCGAGCGCGAGTGGATGACTCGTCAGTCCGTGGCGAAGGCCGAGGCTGCCCGAGTCGGGACGCTCAACGGCATCCCGCTCGCAACCTATCCCGGTCTGCGCCTCCTCCCCAAGCATCGCGGGATCCGGCCCGGTCGGCTGCTGAAGTTGGTCTATCCGAAGCTCAACATCGCTGCCGCTTACCTGCGCGCCGAATCGGTGACCGTGGGCGGGCCGAACGACCCGAGCGTCACGGTCGACGCCATCGAGGATCCAGCACGTCAGACGACGCTCGGATACGTGCCTGCAGGCAGCGATATAGGCTTCCCCGGCTCGCTGCGTTTTCCACTGATCGCGCCGACGGTGCGGGTTGCGACGCTCACGACCGATCTGAAGGAAGGCAGCGCGGACGGTCTGCTCGTCGCGTGCAGCCGCCCCACAGGGCTCTGCGTGAGGCATGAGACCTGGTTCACGTGGGATCCGGCACAAGCGTCCTACGGCCGGCTTGCAGCCGGCACGGCGTTCCCGATCTTCGGCACCGTGCTTTGGTGGATGCGACAGGGCACCGGCTGGATCCTGCGCTTCAAGATCGCGGGGGCATTCGACACCCCGCTCATGGCGGGGATCTCGGAGAGCTTTCAGGATCACTTCTTCGTCATGGGTCGGCGGGCCGTCCGGACTGCGCCTGCCAGCGATACGCACGCGCTGCTGTGCGTGCTCGCGAAACGGAAGCTGGGCGGAAGGTTCGCGGCCATCTCGACTGACACGTTCGACATCGAGGTCGACGGGGCGCAGCGCGGCACGACCGATCTCGCTCTCGAGACGACCGGTGCGGCCGCGAGCATGCCGACGGGCATGGCCTACTTCGGCCAGATCGATGCGTTCACGCTCCTGCGCAGCGACACCTTGGCGTTTGATCGAGCGCAGGGCAACGATCCGGCCGACTCGCAGCGCCGTCGCTACATCAAGACCGTCGTGGGCGACGACCAGGCCATCCTCGAACTGGGCGACGTCTCGGCCGTGGAGTTCAAGCGCAGTGACACCAGCATGGATCCCGCCGGTAGCTACTCGCCCACGTGGGGCAGCAAGGCGAAGACGGCCTACGAGGTCGCGGACGACGAGTGGGGCCTGCAGTACGCGGCCACGCCTGGTGCCGACTACGCCAACGTCACCGATCTCGATGAGGCGCTCGGCAAGGTCTACGAAGGCACGGCCACGGCCGCCGACACGGCCTTGCTGGCGAGTCTGGACGACGTCCTGGGCGCCTACCTCGGCAACGCCAACGGCATCTACAACGACACACCATGAAGATCACCGATCTGATTAAAGCACTCTGGCAGGCCCCGCAGGCGATCGCGCCGAGCGCAGCAGGCAACACCTCCATCACCATCGCCGCCCTCGCGCGCCGGAAGGTGCTGACCATCTCGCCCACGGCCGGGGCTGGGGCCTACGCGCACGAGGTCTATTTCCCGACCGCCAACAGGATCACGGGCGACGAGATGGTCGTGCGGATCCGAATGCCAGCCAGCGTCAATCCGACCATCAACCTCCGGTCAGCGACTGCAGCTGGCACCGTGGTCAAGACGGTGGTTGGTACCGGTACCGCCTTCGACGTGCTTTGGCTGGTCGTTTTTGACGGCTCAGCCTGGTCTTAA